CCACCCCGGTTCTTCCGGACGGCTCTCAGTTTCCGCTCTAATCCAGCGGTAGTCAGGGAAGTAGGTGACGGAGCCGCCGGACGATGCAAAGTCCGGCGGTTCTTAATTAGAACCACAGATTTTTATGGCAGCCGATAACACAGACCCAAAACCCGGAGACACCGCCGAAGTGTTGCTTCGGAAAATTCTTCTCGTCCTCAAACAAATCCTGGCGAAATGAACGACCACACTTTTTCTATGCTTGCCGCTGGAAATCTCGGTCTTGAAGCTATTCACAAATGGACCGAGGCATTACTGCCTGTGGCGACGCTTCTCGTTTCACTGGGGCAAGCCGCCGTCGCTATCGTGACGGTGGTTTACATTGTTCGGAAACTCAAATCAAAAGATGAAAAAAACTCTCCTACTGACGGCAGTCCTGACAGCTAGTCTCGTTGGGTGTAGCTATCTGCCCCTGCGTCCGGGCCGCGCCCGGATGGACACCGACAACGTCCACACTGAAGTCCGACAGAGTCAGAATCCATCGTCCTCGACGACCCAAAAGTATTCCCGGACAACGGAAACCCCGACAGGTGTCCGCACCACCGAGAGCAACGAAGTTGTCATCGGCGCGGCACAGAAAGACACCGCGCGCGAAATGGCCGCGAAGCTTGGAAGCTTGCACGGCGTCGTCTGGGTTGGCGTATTGCTTTTCGTCTTCGGCATCGCCAGCGCGTTTTATCCCCCACTCAAACTCATTGTGGGCAGCGTGACCACCAGCGCCGCGTGCGCCGCCGCCGGAGTGGCGTTGATTATCCTGCCGTCTCTCTTAGTTGGGCACGAACTACTCATTCTCGCTGTTGGCGGGGGTGCCGTTGGCATCTGGTTTTTCGCGCATCGTCACGGTGGGTTGCGGGCGACTGTGGAGTTGCTCAAATCGAAAGTGTAATTTATGGCTTGCGGCAGTTGCGGAAACGACATCTTTAACAATAACCACAATTGCGAGAACCCGTGCCATCGCACGGTGACTAACACTCCTGAGTGCGAGTCTCTGCCGTCCCAGATAAGCAATTTTACCACGCAGTTTTTCGGCGTAGTGGTCAAAACGGAAATCAACGGACAAGTGGTCTGGTCACTACCGTGTTCTCTCGACGTGGGATTGCCCGCGAATCCTCGCGGCTCGGGAGAGGGCCTCGCCTGTTATTTTCTCCGGCTGTTCATGGACGGCATCATTGGGCTTACTGGCCCGAAGGGTGCCCCAGGCAATCCCGGCACGAACGGCAACAACGCATACACGGTGACTCTGCACGGGTTTACCCAGCCGACGACCGGCGCGCCGAACATCCAAGTCAGCACGGCATTCAATCCGGCCATCCTGACTAACAGTTATGTGTTCATCGGTTCATCCGGGTATTACTTGGTGACAAACGCGGACAACTCCGGAACGCTTTTCCTTCAGCTTGTGCAAGCCGTGCCCGGTGCGTCCGGCACAATCACGGCTGGAAAAATCGTCAATCTCTCTGGTCCTCCTGGCCCGGCCATCACCGGCCCGGTTGGCCCCCAAGGCGTGCAGGGTATCCAGGGTCCCCCAGGCGAAGTCGTCACGCTGACCAACGGGTATTATTTCAGCACCACCGGCAGCAATTTCGATTTGCCCGCCGTTTACGCAGCGGTCAATTTCACCACGTCAAGTCCTGCGGTGTTGCTTCCGGCAGTCGGCACATATTTGATGACCGCTGTCGTCACCGTGGCCGGTCTTGGCGGTGTGACGACGGCGGACGCCGCTATTGTAAAATTGCGCAACACCAGTTCGGGCATCGACGTGCCTGGCTCGGAGCAAAACATAACGTATTTGAGTCCGACACAGTATTCACAAATCACCATCAACGCACGAGTTACTACCACGGGCGCAAATCAGACTGTGGCTCTGTTCGGGAAGGCAACCGGTGCGGGTATCATTACCGCCGTGGCCCTCAACACCACCGTCACGTTTGTCCGAATTGCATAATGGACCCCAGCGATACCAAAGGCGGCTGCACTCCGGTATTGCGGGACGATGACGCCCGGCTGCACGCGCATACCTGCCGCACTGAGCGTGGCGGGACCACCACCCAGAAACCACCACCCCCGCTAGTGCTGGTCGTCACCAATCCTGATGACGACGCGGGGACATAATCAGCACTGTTTAAAGACGACTTATGAGCGACGAAATTTCATTGGCGATGGAAGGCTACGGTTCTCCGATAGCGATGTCGGAACCAAGCAAAGACCGGGAACCCGACTACCCGTCGTTCCATTACGACGGCAAGAAAGAACTCGACCTGCCGGACGAGGGCGAAATGACCATCAAGTTCCGCAAGGTGAGTAGCACGTCCAGCGTGAACAAGGAGGGCGAGCACCGGTATGCCTGCACGATTGAAGTGCAAAGTATTTGCGACGTGGAAGACGGTGACGAGGACGATGTAGAGGCCCCCGTGAACACCCGTGGGAACGGAACCGCCGATGCCCTCGACAAAATCCTGACCACCATGCAAAAGATGGTAGCCAAGGACGAAGAAGTTCACGAAATGGTTGAAGGAAAATAAGTGTTAGTTCTCGACTCCATTTACGACGAGGCCAAGAAAATTATTGGCACCTGCGACGACACCAAACTTTTTCGTTGGTGCAGCGACGTGGTGTCCATGATTTGCAACAAGGCGGATATGGAGGCCCAGAAGGGCGTAATCGACATCTGCACCGTGGGATGTCGATGTCGTGAACATGGGCTGAATCAGCACATTCGGGGTTGCGGCAGCCAGTGCGTGACGATGCCCCGAGAAGTTGGCACAGTCATCGCAGTCAACGTCGAGGGGCACCCGAGTCTCGGGACCGACCAACTTTTTTCGTTTCACTTGAACGGTCCTGGCGACCGGCACTTGAACACCGCGTGTGAGCACCAGTGGCAGGACCAAGGCGCGAATCACGCGACGTATCGGGACCTAATCACGCCTGCGAAACTCGTCGCGTATCTTCAAAAACCCGAAGACAACGGCAAGTCGCTGATTGTGTATGGCTACGACATCAACGGCCAGCTTCTCCGGCGAGAAGAAAACGGCGGGTTCCTGAACGGATACCGCGTGCCGACAATTTTCGGCGTCGCGGTCCCAGATGACACTGCACCGACCGTCGCCCGGATTACGAACGTGTTCAAGGACAACACGGCGGGGTCCATGCGGTTGTCCACCATCGACGACTCCGGCACGACTGGCGTTTTGCTCGCGGTCTATGAGCCGGACGAGACAGTGCCACAATATCGGCGCATCAAACTCAACCGCTGCGCGCGCTGGGTGCGCGTGGCCTACATGCGCGCGAATCCAATTTTCACCAGCCGGTTCGACCACATCCCCATGCTGAGCCGCGTGGCGTTTCTTCTCGGAATGCAGGCGCGCAAGCACTACTCGGACCAGCAAATCGGCGACGCTCACGCGTTCGAGGCCGACGCGGCGCGGCTTGAGATTGAGGCGCAGCAGAAAATCGAACCGCCCACTTACATGCCGATTCAGGTCATCGACCGGAATAACCCGCGCGACAAATACGAGTATGACATCCGATGAGCGCCTCGCATTTATTCGATTACGACGGAACATTTCTTCTGGGTCAGAATTCCAGCCTCGACCCGTCGCAAATTCCGCTCGGGCAGTATTGGAACGGGATTAACCTTATCAATCTCGGTGGCGTGCTGTCCTGCCGCCCAGGCTACCGATGCCTTGTTACTTTTCCCCGAGGCAACTTGCAGGGCGCTACCATTTTTCGTCCCAAAGTTGGGCTTGAGCAATTCGTCGTCGTAGTCGATGGCGTGGTATATGTTGCGCCGTTTCCTTTCCTTGAGTTTCGGCAGTTGCCTAACGTGTTGATGCAGCCATACGCCCGACAAGTTTATTTTGCTAACGCCGTGCAGAGCGCGCACCGGCTATCCAATGACTTCAGCGCCGCCATTGCCGTGAATGACCCCCGCAACGTGCTGTTTATCCAAGACGGGGGCCACACAGCGCCCGCGTGGTATGATGGGTCCAACTCCGGCCACATTCGGGACAATCTTTTTGAGACCCCGGCGGGTGGTCCCATGATTTGGGTAGGCGACCGGCTTTGGGTGGCTGTCGGCAATGTGGTGTTCGCCAGCGACATCAGCAATCCGTTCTCGTTCCGCGAGCAAATTTATCTCGGCAGCGTCCAAGGTTTTCAGTTCACCGGGGACGTGACCGCTATGGCGAAGACCCCGAGTTTGGAAGCACCGCAGCTTATTGTGTTCACCGAAGGAAATTCCAGTATCTTGCAGGCGAACATCCGCGACCGGACACTCTGGCCGACGACCGATGGTTTTCAAATTGAAGTGCTGCAAACTGGTGCAGTGGGACAGCGCGGAGTTGTGAACCATTTCGGTGAACTCGCGTGGTTCAGCGCCCAGGGCATCGTTGTGTTCGACTTCGCCACGGCGGGAAAGTTGTCCACGCGGCTTCCGATTCGCGACAACGAGATGCTGATTTCCAAGTCGCGTATCAGCGACAACTTGGACCTTGTCGCGCTTGGCACCTTCGGGCAATTCCTGCTTGCCAGTGTCCCGAGCGGAGACTTTTACAACAAGCACACTTGGTGTTTAAACAACGTGGCCCAAGAGACTCTTACGAACGCGTCCGCGCCGTCGTGGTGCAGCGTGTGGCTCGGCACCCGTCCGGTGCAGTGGGTGTCCGGCGTGATTTCCGGAGTTGAGCGCATTTATCATGTTAGTGTGGACGAGGACGGCAACAACCGGCTGTGGGAAGCGTTCACACCCGACCGGCTCGACAACGGGTGCCCCATTACGTGGGCCGTCGAGTCCCGTGGATACTTTGGTCCAACCAGCCAGGCAGGAAAAATTCCGGGCACTAATTGCCGGTATCAATTCTCGGATGTGGCTCTAAGTGGAATTAGCCAAGACCTGAACCTGGGCGTATTCTATGCGGGCGGTCTGCGCGGGGAATACAAACCGGTGCTGGCCAAAAAGATTTCAGTTTCCTCCGGCAGTCTGGCCTTTGACCGACCGCTAATAGCGACGACCGCTATTTTCGAGTTTAAACCGCAGGAACGTGTGAACCGGACCCAGGATGCCAATCAGCAGCCTACCGACATCGAAACCGGAAGCTGCCCGGTGGAGAGTCCGGACTTGGAAGGCATTGACAACAGCTTTCAAGTCCTCGTTGTCGGCCAAGGTCCCGCGACGATTCGGTGGATTCGTTCTTTTGCGCTGAGCGTGCCCGAAGTGATTACGGGCGAGCCGCAAGCGTGCATTGACGAAGTCCCATACAACACCGTGCGATTCGATGGCGCAGGAGTCCACGGAGACAACATACTGCAAGTGACAGAAGAACTTGCGGCACGCAACATCCAACATTTTGACGCCGTCAAGACGGCAGTGGTGTCGTCTCAGGGCGTGAGTGCTGTTGGCGTCGGCGTGGCAGAGTCAATCATCAGCCAAGCAGCCGCCGACCGGGTGGCTAACATTATCGCGACGCGAATGGCCGAAACCGAAGTGGCGCTGACGTTGCCGCCGGTCTTGTCCTTGGGGGAGGGCTTCGATGAATAACGCAATTGAAGTGTTATTT